ACATGATGTCTATGGGCCGTAATTTGGCTAAAGTCGCTAATCAGAAACGAGGTTAATCATGGCTACACAAGTTAAACCAACTACAAAGAATAGCCCCCCAATTAAAACTGGGTCTAATCGCAACAATAAACCCGCTTCAGCCTATGTTGACCGCGCTAAAGAGGCTACAAGCCAGCTTGCCGCACGTCCAAACAAGAGCAAGCTTGATGAGTATGACGTGACTATCGGTAACATCAGCAAATCTGCTGGCGATGAGAAGGTTAAAACGACCGGTATCAAGATGCGCGGCACAGGCGCGGCTACTAAAGGTCTGATGTCTAGAGGCCCAATGGCATGAATTACACCGAGTTAAAAGCTGCTATCCAAGCTTACACGGAGAACACGGAGACAAACTTCGTGGCGGAGATTCCTGTCTTCGTGACTCAGGCTGAACAGCGTATTTATAACTCGGTGCAGTTCCCCTCTATTCGTAAGAACGTTACCAGTACGATCGCTATTAACACGAAATATTTAGATTGCCCGCTTGACTTCTTAGCTGTCTATTCAATGGCGGTTATTGATTCTGATGGCAACTACGAATATCTGCTTAATAAAGACGTTAACTTTATCCGTCAGGCATACCCTAACCCAACAACAGATACAGGTACGCCTAAGTACTACGCGTTGTTTGGCCCAACGGTATTGAGTTCTACAATCTATGACGAGCTTTCGTTCATAATTGGCCCGACAGCGGATAAAAGTTATGGTGTCGAACTGCACTATTACTATTACCCAGAGTCCATTACAGTAGCATCTGATGGTCAAACATGGTTGGGTGATAACTTTGATACGGTACTTTTGTATGGTTCATTGGTCGAGGCTTATACCTACATGAAGGGTGAGCAAGACATGATGCTGCTGTATAACACCAAGTACCAAGAAGCGCTTGCACTTGCTAAACGTTTGGGCGATGGTATGGAGCGTCAAGACGCTTATCGTTCTGGTCAGTTCCGTCAAAAGGTAACTTGATATGGCGATTGTTCAGACCCAGACTACCAGCTTTAAAGCACAGTTGTATCAAGGTATTCATGACCTGACGACTGACGTTATCAAGATTGCTTTGTACACAGCCAATGCTAATCTGAATGAAGACACAACCGTGTATAGCACAGATAATGAAGTGGCGGCTACGGGTACATACTCAGCAGGTGGCTCGCAACTAACGCCAATTACAGTCAGCACTTCTGGTTCTACGGCGTATGTAGGTTTCCCCAATATTGCTTGGACAGGCGCAATCACAGCTAGATGCGCGTTAATCTATAACGTTACGCAAGGCAACAAATCTGTTGCTGTGTTGGACTTTGGTTCAGACAAGACTTCTACGACCACATTCACAATTACCATGCCGACCAACGGCGCAACCACTTCGTTGATTAGGAGTTCAAATTGATTGTTACTACGACCAAAGGCGATATGGACGATTCCTTGCTTGAGAAAAAAGAAGGAGTGGTCGATAATGAGGACGAGTACACCACTTGGGTGGAGTATTGGTTGGATGGCGAGCTGGTTCACCGTTCAGCGCACGTAACTCTGAAGAAAATGCCCCCAATTGTTGCTGAAGCAGCATCTCTTACATAAGGAAACATCATGGCTAATACCCAAGCAATGTGCACTTCGTTCTTAGGCGAAGTTCTTACTGCAACCCACAATTTTGGTGTAGCGCCTATCCGTGCTGCTACTACTGCAGACACGTTTAAAGCAGCTTTGTATTTAACATCTGCTACGTTGAATGCGTCAACAACTGTGTACTCATCTTCCGGCGAAGTAACCGGTACGGGATATACGGCTGGCGGTGTAACGGTAACTAATGCTACCGCGCCTTTGGCTTCTAATACATCGACAACAGCCGGTACAGCTTACTGGACGCCTTCAGCTTCAATCACGTACACAACCGTGACTTTGACAACTGCATTCGATACAGTGTTTATTTATAACTCTACTCAGAGTAATAAGGCTGTCAGCGTTCATACCTTTGGTTCACAGACAATTACCGCTGGTACGTTTACATTGACTATGCCTGCTAACACCACTGCTGCTGCGTTGTTGCGTATCGCTACAACCTAAAGGGTAAGCTATGGCTAGCGCATGGGGTTCCCAAGCATGGGGCGACGGCGCGTGGGGTTCCAATGACGTTGCTATAGCCCTTACAGGTGTCTCCGCCTCCGGCCTTGTAGGTACGGGGTGGGGTTACGATACTTGGGGTTCGGGGGCATGGGGCGGCGCTGGTTTGGGCGTTGAGTATTCGTATGGGATTACGGGTGTTGGCGCTACAGGTTCAGTTGGTACGGTTGGGTTTGGTTATGGTTTTACGCTTACTGGGGTTGGCGCAGTTGGTTCAGTAGGTACTTTTAGTTACGAACGAGCGTTCCCAATTACTGGGGTGTTGTCTAACGGAGAAGTAGGAACTGTAGGGTTTGAGCGTGGGTTTGCAATCACTGGCGTGTCTGCCAGCGGTGCGGTCGGGAATGTGGCGCTAGGAGCGCGTTCGATTGGGCTGACGGGCAACACTTCTTCAGGTGCTCTAAGCTCACCGGGCGATGCTTTTGATGTGGCTTTAACTGGAACACCAGCGGTAGGTAGTGTTGGAACTTTTGGTGTTACACGTAGTTCTGAAATAACAGGCAACTACGCGCAGGGTGAGGTTAATGGGCCGATTGTGCCGCTGAACTCAAACCAAGCGCAGGCGTATGTTGGTACTGTGGTGTTTGCTAAGTCGGTGGACTTGACGGGTGTTGCCGCAGCAGGTTTTGTTGGAAATCTGGGCACACCTAGGACGCTTGATTTGACGGGTAACGGAGCAACGGGTAGTGTTGGGAATGTGGTGGCTGTTTATTGGAAGCTCATCGATGACAAGCAATCAAATGTTTGGCAATTAATTGATGACAAACAGTCAACAACTTGGCAGAATATAAATACTTCGTAAGGAACGAACATGGCAGCTACAACAGGACAACTAGGGCTAGTAACCCCAACGCAAGGCACGCTCTCGGGTACATGGGGCGATACGGTCAATAACGGTATTACTGAATACGTAAATATTGCTATTGCAGGTACGCTGTCTTTTGCTGGTGATGGCGCGGTAACTCTTACCAATACAACTGGTAGTGCATCCGCCACTAACTTCACTACCACAACAGCCCAGTACATGGTGATTCAAGTTACCGGTACGCTGACTGGCACAAAGACAATCACAGCTCCAAGCTATAGCAAGATTTACTTGGTTGACAACACTACGGCTACATACGCTGTCTTGTTCCAACGTTCAGGCCAATCATCGCCTGTATCAATTGCCGCTGGTGAAAAAGCGTTTGTGTACTACAACGGCACAGACTATGTAAAGACTGCTTCAAGCTCTGGTGGTGTTTCTACAATCAGTTTTGGCTCCACGGGTTTAACACCTTCTACAGCCACATCTGGAGCCGTCTCTGTTGCTGGTACATTAGCTCCTGCTAACGGCGGCACAGGTGTTGCAAACAATGCAGCCAGCACGCTTACAATCTCAGGTAACTACGCTACAACGCTGACTGTTACCGGTACAACCAACGTCACCCTTCCAACAAGCGGAAGTCTTGCAACCACAGGTAAAGCAATCGCCATGGCGATCGTCTTCGGTTAATTTAAGGAGCTAACATGGCAAATCCAAATATTGTTAACGTAACGGTAATCAAGGGAAACACAGCCTATGTGATCCCTTCAACCACAAGTGCTACTACGTCATGGACGTACGACGGTACAACAACCTTGACCGGTTTAACACCGTTAACAGGCACGGTTAATAAGATTGACTCGATTGTGGTGTCTAACACTACCGCGTCTGCGGCTAACTGTACTGTGGCTATCGCCAACAACGCAACGTTTGGTAGCGGCACTGTGATTGCGTATCTGGCTTACCAGATTAGCGTACCAGCAAATGCCTCTGTGATCGTGACTGACAAGACAACTTCGTTCTATGTGACGGAAAGCCAGTCTGTTGGCGTTACATCAGGCACCGCATCTGCGTTGACTTACACAGCTAGCTTCGAAGCAATCACCTGATAGGAGACTTCCATGTCTCAAAGATACACAGGCGGTTACGTTTCTGCTGCCTTTAATGGCATTAACACTGCTCCTACAACGGTGGAATACCTTGTCGTGGCTGGCGGGGGCGGAGGCGGTCAAGCAGGCGGTGGTGGCGGGGCTGGTGGTTTGCTTACTGCTACTGGATACGCTGTAACTGTTGGCTCAAGCATCACAATTACAGTTGGTGCTGGTGGTACTGGGGGACAATCTTCAGGCACAGCGGGTAGCAATTCTGTACTAGCTGGTAGCACAACAATTACTGCCACAGGCGGTGGTAGAGGCGCAGCGTACAACGGTTCAGCGACTTCTGGTGGTTCTGGCGGCGGTGGAAACTATGCAGCTAGCACTCCCGGCGCAGGTACTGCTGGGCAAGGAAATTCTGGTGGCACAGGCAGCACACAGTTTAACGGTGGCGGTGGCGGCGGTGCAGGCTCTGTCGGAATTACTGCAAGATCTACTATTAACGGTGGCAACGGCGGTACAGGCTTAGTTTCTAATATTACAGGCTCACCAATTCAATACGCTGGCGGTGGTGGTGGTATTGGGGATACAGGCCAACTTGCTGGAATTGGTGGCGGCGGAGGTGGCGGAAGTGGAGGAGCCTCTCGTTCGGGGTTTGGAGGCACTGGTGTTGCTAGCGCCACTTCTGGTGTTGCAAACACAGGCGGTGGGGGTG